TTTCGATCAACAAAAATTGTTCAGAATCGGCCGGAAGCGATCCTAATTCACCCCGAGGCCATTTTATTGAAAACTCAACTGCTTGATCTAAATCTTTTTGAATTAAAGTATTATCTGTTTCTAGTTTATTAATTCTTTCTATAACTCCAAAATACGCCCATACGCCTATTGCAACCGCCGCCAAAATTGAAAGGAGGTTTCTCATAGGCATAGAAATTGCTGTGTTATCAGATACTCTCATTCATCTCCTTTGGAAAATAAGGTGTATAACCTTTATGTTTAGCTTCTTCATCATCTTCACCTAATAAACCTACTACTTCAGGAACATAGTGTATAAGTAATCTTTCTACACCTTCGTGAAGAGTTTTTTTACTCATGGCACAACCTGAACAGGCTCCAGCCATTTGTAGTCTTACGATACCTTTTTCATAGGAAAGGAAATTAATTTCTCCGCCATGCGTTGCTACATTATCTTTTACTTTAGTTTCTAAAGTAGATTTGATATCTTTGATAATTTCCTCAGTACTTCTTGCTTTACCTAATTCCATCTAGTTACAATTATTTTTGCTTAAGTCTATTGGTACTTCTTTAGTAAACCATACGTAAGATGAAATCTTAGTTCCGTCCTGTGTATAAGTACATTTTTGCCCGACCGTGCAGGCGCTTAATGCAAATAATAGTGCTAGTATTAAATATAATTTTTTCATTAATTAGGTCCTCCAAATAGTGCTAATAATATTAATAAAATAATTAAAATTCCCGTAAAATAATAATTCATAATGCCTACCTACTATTGACATGATTCACATTCTCCGGTGTCGTCTATTACAAGACCACCATTGTTTTCAAAACTTTGATCTTCTTCTCTACCATTACACTCACAGTTGGTGCATTCATTTTCACTACCTGCTTGTGTACAGTGACACATTTTATTACATTTTTTACAAAATCGTTCCGTCATTTTTTTACCCACAATCCCCCAACTATTTTTCATAGCTTAATTAAAATATGATTATGCCA